GTTGCTTCCTCCTGTTTGTCTATTCATTTTGTATTTTTGTCACAATTTTTTGTCATACTGTTTATATTCTTTACAATTAATTCAATTCCTTCTTTTTTTATCCTACATTTTTTTACTTTTTTATACATTATAATATAACTTAAAATATAACTTACTATATTTTCATAATTTTTAATTTGATAATACAAATATTTTAAATTTTTATGTATAATTTATTTGTTTTATTTAAATTTTTTATCATAATTCATAAAAAAATAAGGTGCTCCCATTATAGAAGTACCCTTTAAAATTAATATCTTATATATTTACCATAAACATATCCACCAGTAGAAGATAATAAAAGTGTATCCTCTCTCCTTCTTTTCTATAAAGTTTAACATTTGCTCAATTAGATAAAGTTCCTAATATTTCTACTAGCTGTTGATTTCTTTTCTCTTACATTTACACCGTTTGAGGTACATATAGCTCTTTTTTACTATCTAAATTTTTACAACTATTACTATTTTTATGTGGTGGAATTAGGGAATTACTTAGCGATAGCATTAGCCATGTTTTTAGCGTTGAACCTATTCATATCCCTAAAATCATCACATAAATAACATTCTATAAATATTGCTCTAGCTTTTGTATATTTTTCTAGTGTTGAAAAACACCAATTTTTCACTTTCAATTCTAAAAAAAATACTGTAAACATCACTGTTTACAGCATTTCTTCAAATCTGGTAGCTCCTAGGGGAGTCGAACCCCTGATTCTAATCTTATAAAACTATAGATATATATAACTATCTATAAAGTAAGCTATACAATGCTTTTATAGCTATATATATCTATATAAAAACTATTTCTACTTATAACTTTGGTGTAAAAATGGTGTAAATTTTTTTAATTGCGAAATACCTATCTATAACTACTTTTAATTACTTTATGCAATACCTTACTCTTATTTTTAGAGTGCTTATTTATAAATAAGATAATATGTTTGCATTTCTTAGTAGCATACCAATTAAAATTTTTATAATCACAATACACTAAAGTTACTTTTATACCTTTGTACTTAATATATTTTTTCATATGTATACACTCCCTCTTATTTCCTCAAGTTGTTTTTTTATAACTTAATTGTAAACCTTAATACTATCGAGTGCCCCGATATTTTCGACAAAATCACTACAAAATTATTACAATAAAAAACAAAACATTCTACTTTTCAGCAGAATGTTTCTTAATTAGATCTTCTATCGCTTCATCCAATAACCTTGACATTGGAATTCTAGTTTCTTCGGACAACTCTTTTAACTTATTGTATAATTTTTTATCTATGCTATTACTAATTCTCACCCTATGTACTAACATAGCATCACCTCAAAAATAATTTTATAAAGTAAATAAGGTTAAAACAAGAAACATAAGGTTATGTAACCCGCCATAACTTACCTCTATACATAAGCTATACTGCCATTTTATAATTATTTTTGGGTGATATTTTATGTATAAACTAAAGATAAAAAAATATAGAATGAGAAAAAAATTAACCGAAAAAGAATTAGCACATAAAATTGGAATTAGTCAAAATTACTATAGTGAGTTGGAAAATGGTAAGTATGATATTAAATTATCTGTATTATGTAAAATCGCAAAAGAATTGAGAGTGAAACCTAACGTTTTATTTGAATATAGAAACAGCGGTTAAATCATATAATAATGTAGGAATTTTATAGTAAAACAAAAACTCTAAAGGTTAACCCTCTAGAGTTTACTTTTATAAAAATTTATTTAATTCTTCAATTTCATTTTGTTCAATTTCGCTAACTTCGCGTAATTTTTCCTCACCGTTACTCACCTCTACTAATTTATCATTACTATTACTCACTATATTATTATCCAAATTACTCACTTGTAGTGACTTTGAGTGATTTTGCAATACTTCTGATTGAGGCACTTGTTGTAACTTATACTCACAGTTACTCACTATATGGTTAAAAATAATCTCCTTAATAGCTACATTAGGATTAAAGCAGCCATCAAGGAATTCTATCATTTCTTTTTCTTTAGGTTTATCTGCATTAAGTGTAAATTGTACCCTTCTACTATTCTTACTTATTGCCATTATTCCACACCTTTTTAGAAGCTTCCATGGCTCCTTCTACATTACTTGTTAATGCATTTGAATGTATTTTAAAATTAGTTAATGGAAGCTTAGCTATATAATCTTTAAGTATTAGGCTTGTCCCTCCTGTAAATATAACATTATAAGTTTTTAGGTTAACGTAAGGCTTTATTGCATTTAATATCTCTCCTAAAAAGTCTATATACTGTTGTGGTTCTACCTTAATTAATCCATTATCTATTAATCTTTGTATATCTTCTTCAATAAAGTCCTCCCCTTTTGCATTTTCCATACTTTTTATTTTGCTATAGAAGTCAAAGCTCCCAAGCTTAACAGTATTCATTTTAACTATTTTACCATTCTCCAACACACATATATTAATCGTCCTAGAGCCTAAATCTATTATACAAAGGTCTCCTTTTCTCTCTTCTTCAGATAAACTATAATAACTAGCATATCCTTCAGGTAATACTAATAAATCATTTGCTTTTATACTTCTATCTATTCCATTAAACTTAAAATTAAATGTTTTTTCTTTAAGAGTTTCCATTAACTTCTTTTTATTTTTCATCTGTATTATTGGTAGTAATAATGTAAGATTAGTTTCCTTTGTGTCGCTATTATTAGCCTTTCCAAGTGCATAAAGCAATTGAGCCATATAATCTCTATCTGCTTTATTAAATTCTCTTGAGAGTTCTCCTACCCCTATATATGTTTTTATCCCATTGTACTCTATCCTCTGAAATCCTTCTTCGTATGATTGATAATCATTTGTTATTTTACTACTGAATCTTCCTTTGTTATCTCCTGCGTATTTAACATTTATATTTCCTAAATCTACAACTGTTATTTTCATTATTAAAATCCCCCTTATATATTTAAAAGTCCTTTTATTGTTCTTAATTCTATATTAAGTTTTTCAATATCTTTTAAGTTTTCATTATTTCTATTGTAAAAATAAAAGTCTCTCATTTCTTTAATTTCTTTTTCATATTCTAATATACTGTTTATCTTTTCTTTTACATTTTTCATTTTAAAACCTCCTGTTAATTATATAAACTTTCAACTTTATACCCTAGCAGTGCCGCTTCAAGTGATGCAAAATTATAATCACGTTGAGGATAATCATTAAATTTGTCTACTTTAACATTTGATTCAGGCACACTATTTAAGGTTTTATTATTTTTAATACTCCATTTAGTATAGTTAAATATATTCTTTACATTACCTTGGCTTAAAGAGTATTTGTGACATTCAATTACTTTAGCAACATCATTATTAGCTGCCTTTAAAAGCTCATGTGATTCTTTTTTATTAAATCTAGTTTCTTGAGTTACTATTGCTATATTTTCAGTTCCAATTTCTTCTTTATCCTCTAACACATCACCTACGTATATTTGTCCTTCTACTGGAGCATTACCATCACTATCAACTGGTTTTTGTGGTTTGCCTTTCATTGGAGCATTTTTTACTTCTTCTTCCCTTTGCTTTTTAGGTTCAACTTTGAAATTTAAATCATATTCATATACAAATTTTCCTTTAACTCTTTTTTTAGTTTGTATAAGTATTCCCTTATCTTTAAGTTCTTTCCATGCTTTTCTAAAGGCAGTTTCTCCATAGCTACTAATGGATTTTATATGTTCTCTATTCAATTTAAAATTCTTTTTATTTATATGATGTTGTATCTTAGCATAAAGCAAAAATGCGTTCCCTGATAAACCTAAATCGAATATTAATTTATTATCTATTTGACTAAATCCTCTAGTCTCCATGCTATTACCTCCTTGGTTAATGATAGTTGATTAATGTTAATTAACTTGGTTTTAGTATACATCATTGATTAACATTAATCAACCTATTTTTTCAAAAAAATTAATTAATATTAATTATAATTAATCAACTTATATGATATAATATTGATATGATCTAATTCTTAGGAGGTTCTTATGGGAAATAAAAAAGATACTTTAGTTACTAGAGAACGTTATTCTAGTACATTTGATAAAGAATTACTAAAAAAATTTAAGGAGTTATCAGCTGAAACTTCAATCCCTATTTCTAAATTATTTGATAAAGCTTTAGAGCTTGTATTAAAAGAATACGACAAGAGATAACCAGTATAAAGTTGGTTATCTTTTTTTATATGAATTTAAACTTGACAAGCTAACCACAAACTATTATTTTATAGTATACCTTTAGGTATATAGTAATTTAGTTAGTTGTAGTAGTTAGTATATATTAATAATATTATTTATAAAGTATTAATAACTATAGTATTGTTATATCCGTAGAATTAACCACATGTGGAATATGAACCGCCGATATTATAATAAAAAATATGTTAATTGTATGTTGGCTTTATATATATGATTTATACTTACCAATATTTTATGCATAACGTTAAATATCGGTATTTTATATAACTTTTATAAATTTACATAAAATAATTTTTAAAATCACTTGCATACGTATTATACGTATGATATAATATATATAGAAAGGGGGATAAAATGAATGCAAAAGAATTGATAAAACAAGCACAAAACATAGGATGGGAAATTAAAACTCAACGAGGTTCTCATATAAAGCTTATAAGAGATAACTCAACAGTAATAATTCCCTACCATGGTAGTAAAGATATACCTATAGGAACTTTAAACAAAATACTTAAACAGTTAGGACTTAAATAGTCCTAACTGTGATAGATAAAATATATTATAAAAATTAATATTTAAAGGAGTGTACAGAATGTACAAAGAAAATTATATTTTTCCTGCTATAATAACTAAATTGGCAGAAACTGATTATAATGTTTCATTTCCTGATTTTGATGAAATAATAACTTATGGCGAAAGTGTAGAAGAAGCATATATTATGGCGGAGGACGCTTTAAGTTTAGAATTATTCGACTTATGGGAAGATAAAAAAGAAATATCAGAGCCTACAAACGTAGATAATCTAACTTTAGAAAATAATGAAACATTGATATTAGTTAAATTAAATTTAAAAGATGTTTTAAAAAAATACGATAATAAAGCAGTAAAAAAAACATTGACAATACCTTCATGGTTGAATAAAATGGCTGAGGAAAACAAAGTTAATTTTTCGCAAATATTACAGGCTGGATTAATGGAATATCTTAATATAAATGAAAAAAGATAGCAAAGAGTAATTCTAAAAAGAGCCCTGGGTTATCCCAGGGCTTTAAGCTTATGACTTAGTGCTTATGTAATTAAGCATAGTTGCGAACTTAATTTGTATTATTCTATATATTATACATAATTCCTCTATACATGATTAAGATTATTATACCTGGATATAATAAAAGTAGACCAAAACATAGCACCAATATAGAAAATTACACAACAAAAGAACCCTATTTATTGGGGTTCTTTTTTTGGGAGATATGTGTTTAACTTATAGCAAACTATCATATTTAATGTTCTATAAATGTTAAAAAATTCCTTTTGATTTTTTAAATAAATATTTTGTAATTGTAAATACTAAAAATGTACTATATATTTTCTATGCTTTGTCAATAAAAAAGAAGGTAGTTCCAATTAAGGAACTACCTTTTAAATTTAATATCTTATATATTTAGCATATACATATCCACCATGTGGAGGATAATAAATATGTATCCAATCTCCTTCTTTACGGTATAATTGTACTTTTGATCCATTAGGTAAAGCACCTAATATTTTAGAAGATGTAGACTTCTTTTCTCTAATATTTACACCACTTGGTGTATTTATTGTACCTGTTTTACCATCTAAATTAATCCAACTATTATCTGTAGATTGTTTGCTTGGTGCAGGTGTTACGTTTGAAGATACCCCTAACACACCATTTACTATTGCTTTGGCAATTCCATTCATTCCATATTTATTAAGTATAGCTACATCTCCAGAACTATCTATAAAACATACTTCTATATAAATCGTTTTTGCTTTAGTTCTTTTAGTCAGTGCTAAAGGTTGGTCTTTAATTCCTCTATTTCTAAATCCTAAACTATTCAACTGCTTTAATACTCTATCTGCTTCTACTAAATATTTACCGCCATAAGTATACATTTCTGATCCATAACCACCTACTGTAGTGTTAAAATGTATACAGATATTTAAATCTGCATTTACTGAATTACATAAAGCTACTTGTTTATTTAAACTTTCTTGTAATGTTGATGCATAATCTACTCTACATATATTAGTGCTATGTCCTCTACCTCTTAATTCCTTATCTATTTCCCCTACTAATTGCCTTGTTAATACCTCTTCTTTTAGTCCATTTATTCCTCTAGTTCCTACATCTCCACCGCTTAATGTATGCCCTGGATTTAAATTAAATAACATAAAATATTCCTCCTAAAATTTAATAAAAAAAAGAACAGGTTTATTCCTGCTCTTTACTTTCTTTTACCGCTTGTCTAGCTGAACTTTGACCAAAGTAAAACCCTATTATTAATGTAAATACACTCAAAAATTCTGTACTTGATAAATTTCCTTTTGTACTTAAAATACAAAATACTATAGTAGTTAATAATGCTATTATCTTTTTTATCTGTAAAAATTGTTTTAGAAATTCCATATTTAATCCTCCTTTTCTAAACCATCTATCCTATGGTGAGCACTCTTAGTGCTTTCTTCTACTTTAATTAACCTAGTGTTTACATCTTCTATTTTTCTATCTGCTGCTTTTAAATCTAATCTTATATCATCTACACCTTTTGAAATATAATCTAACTTTAAAGCAGTTATCCCTTCATTTTTCCCTTCTTCCTTATTGTCCTTTTCTTTAAGCCTTTTATATCCTAAATAGCTTAATGCAGCACCTAAAATAGTGTACAGTATTGACATTTCAATACTCATACGTCACCTCTCTTAATTAAAAATAAGCAAAATAAAAAGACTTATTTACAGTCTTTTTATTTCACTTAAATTATAGTTATAACATTTTTATTTTTTAGATAAAAATAGCATAATTATTGTGTATAAAGTCGTAAACTTTACTAATGCATTAATAATAGATTTTGCATCTTTAAATATTAAGTTTAAAAATATAAAGCTAAATACACATACCCCAACTAACTCTTTGTATTGTAGTATATTTTTTATTAAAACTAACAACTTAACAACTCCTTTATAGTATTTTTTTTATAGAATACTACAAGAGATATAATTAAAAAACACTTTAGTTGTTCTATAATGTCTTAGCTTTATATATTAAAAATAAGCAAAATAAAAAGACCTATATGGTCCTACTTTGCCTTTATAATTTATTCTACTTCAAAATATATATTGGTTATTTCTTTATATTGTGCTGGAGTTATTTCTCCAAAAGGAAACTTTTCAGTTTTAACAGCACCCTTTAATTGTTCTGTATCTACCCACTTTTGTTCAAATGCTAGTTTCCAAAAATCCATTATAGATTACCCCCTTTATTTTGTAACATTTCTAATTTTATTTGAGTTAATTCTTTACCTAAATTATTTATTAGAGCATCTTTTTGCATATTCTTAATTTTTTCTTGTGTTAGTTGTTGTCCTAAGCTTTGCAATGTAATATTATTTTTTTCTTTTTCCTGTTTTTCTTGTATTATTGTGTTATTAATATAAATTCCCATATTTGTACCTCCTAATAATTATAGTAATATAATGTTGTGAGTTTTGAGTTTCTCCCCACTACTATAACTTTTCTTTCTGCTTCCTTCTTATCAAACTTGGCATCATATTCATAATAGTCATTTGTTATTTCTGTTGGTGTTATTGTTGCTGTTTCTTCTCCTGCTTTTATTTCTAAGTCATAGTCTAAGAATTTTATTACTTCTCCCACCTGGGTGGTGATTGGCTTGTCTAAGATTATTGTATTTGATTTTGTATCTAGTTTGAAGTTTGCTTTAAATTTAAGCGCGTCTGTTCGCTCTGATGGATTCTGAGCTAACACTAGTAAGCCTGGGTATTTTCCATAACTTATTGGATTTAGATTAACGCACTCGAATATGAAACCTGCTCCCCTGGACTCAAAACTCTCGACTGCTTCTACACTTGACCATTTATCTGATATATTGTATTGACTTGACTTATATATTACCCCCGCAAGTATTGCATATAAAGCTATGAATCCTTGATCTTTACTATATGTTACTTGATGCTGAGTAATTATATTGGATGTTGATGCTATTTGATTGTGTTGCTTTTCTCCATTACTTCTAATTGCATAGCTTCTTAGCTTGTAAGTTCCAGCTACATCTTGGAATCTATATGTTACGAACATTGTATCTATCCCGTCTCGCTCTGTAAACATTTGTGCAAACACTGAAGTAGACGAAGCATCAGCAGCGTCCATCATATAAATACTCTTTTCCTCTCCACGTTCTAGCAAACTACATGGAAATTCAAATATACCTACATTCACTCCTGGTTTATGGGCATATAATACTTTAATGTTATATGTGTCTGATGTTTTTATATCTAAAACTACTGGTAGCCCTATTGCTGAAGAGCTTACATTTGAGGCTATTGTATAAGTTTTCTTTGTTATGATGCTATCTAGATTTGTTACATCAATCCAATATACCCTCATAATATAACTAGTAGAATCTCCTGAGGTGATTACTTCTCTAGTTGATATTACTAAGTGATTGTTCCTAGAATCTATTGCAGCATCTATATGTGTAAAGTTTGTATTTGATGAAGATAGCACTGATTTCTCTATCCCCTTGCCCGCCTTGTATGCATATAGAATTACACTGCTTCCTCTAGCAACTACCACATATATAGTATCGCCATTTCTTATAACTGCTGTACTGTTTAGATTATTACTTGAGGTCATCCATATAGTTCTCTTATCAGTTCCATCCAACTCTGTACCTATGAAATATGCGTATTTATTGTCTTTGTAGATTGCATATATTCTCCCGTCATAAACACAAGATTTTTTACCTAATCCATATCCCCAGAACAATTCTCTAGCGTTTACATCTTTAACAACTGTTATCTCTTGGTCTATATTATAATCACCTGTTTGTTTTATTACTTCTGATATAGTATATGTTTGGTTGTCTTTTATTAGTTTATCTCCTATTACCAGTTCCTTTGTAGTTGCTGAGTACTCTAATTCATTTCCCTCTATCCCCCTCACTGTCAAGGTGTTCATTGTTTGAGGTACTAATCTTACTTTGGAGTTTTCTGTCTCTGGGAATGTTTGTGGTTTCATTATTAGGTTGTCTCCGCCTGTATATGCTGTTAGCTTGTCATATTGTTTTTGGGTTACTGGTTCTGATAGTTTGTATTTATTTAGTATTCCCCGCATGAAGTAAGATGTTGCTTGTGGTGATACTTGGTCTGCTGTGTTTGTGTGGGATACTATTAGTTTATATCTATGCCCTAGTTCTAATTTAGGCGTTAATACATCATTAGTAATGAAAACTCTAGTATTAGCTACTCTTTTGTTTAAGTCTAAGTCCCATACCTCATAGTCCATGTGTTTGAATGTTCCACCTGAATTATTAAAAGTTGTTTCTATTTTAATGGGTTCTATGTTTGTTACTGACGGTTTTATCTCTGTCCCTGTTGGTGTTAAGATAGTTGGTTTTTCTGGTGGAGTCGATTCTATAAACTCTAATACTGGTCGCCAACCTGATGCCATAGAAGTATCTTGAGGGTTAGAATTTACAAGTCCTAAGACACTTGTATACCCTCTGTTATATGAAGTCTCTTGACAAATTGTACGCACTCCCCACCAATTCCAGTGTTGGTTGTTATCTCCATCTAATTGTTCGTAAGTATTTGTCGGTGTTAAATCTCCTTGAGTTGGTTTTGGTAGTCCTACGATATTTGCTTTATTTTGTATTATATTATCCCACTCATTGTTTGGGTTCTGCGGGTCTCCCCCTGTCAACACCCTTAGCTTGTACTCAATCCCATCTATGATTACAGTCTTACCTTCTATCATATGTTCTGCATTTAAAATATTCCAGGAGACATTAGTAAGTAGTACTCTATCTGATATATAAATATGTTTATTGCCGTCCCTTATATGCAACCAGGTTATTTTTCTAGTCTCATCTAGGGATGAGTTTCCTATATAAAAGCTCTCTCCCGTGTTATAAACACGAATATCACCATTACCTCGTGCGGATAAGTCTCCAGGATAGTTATTTGTAAACCACGGGTTATCTGGTACTTTTGGGATTGTGTTATTGATTACAAATACTCCAAACTTCTTAATACCTATATACTGCATACTATAGCACCTCCTCTATTGTTATTATTTTATCTCCTACTTTTATTAAACCCCCCGCCTTTAGTGTGTCGCCTACTAGTTCGATTGTATCTGAGTTAGTTACTGCTTGATATACTGTTTGCTGAACTTCTGGACTTCCGAAATCCACTGTAGTATCTGTTTTGTTGTAAGTTGCTGTGGTAGATTCTATATATTCGTCTGTTTCAAAGGTGTCAAAGAATCCTATTCCAGATTTATTTATGAAGTCTACTGCTAGTTTCTCTTTTAGTTTAAGTTTAATATCCATGATTTCTTCTCTAGCATGTTGGTCATTTATACTTAAATTTTTTACTATATTATTAATATCTGTTACGTTATATGTTATAAATCCATCTGTTATAGATTCAGCTTTATCTACTATACCATTCTGATTTTTGTCGTAGGTGTCCGTATGCATATTTCCAGATCCTAGCCCATCTTTACCTTTTTGGGCTATAAGAATCCAATATTCTGCACTAACTGGATATATGTTAGTACAATCTTTTAAACATTCACAGCAACTCCCATTATAAACTACTCGATTAAATTTTTTATATTCTTTGCCAGGATCGTATTCTTCACATACCGAAAAATCATCAATGGTATTTTTTATATCTGCATATCCTTGCTGCCTTTCTGTTTCATTATCTATTCTTTTATTTTCTGCTTCAACTCTTTCAGATTCTTTGCTAATTCTATTTTCTTCGTTTTCTATCCTTTTACTTTCATTTTCTAACCTAGTTTTTTCATTCTCAACTCTTTTATTTTCATTGGCTTCTCTTCCTGCTTCATTGTCTTGCCTTTGATCTTCTATTACTTGTCTTAGCTGCTCTTTATCAGTTCTATCTTTTTCATTTTTTTCTCTAATGCTTTCATTAGATACTCTATTTTCTTCATTTTTTACTCTTTCATTTTCTGCTCTTATTCTTTTATCTTCTTCAACCCAAATACTTTGTATTAAATCCAAATCTTCTTTATCTATATAATCATTTCGATAAACACTAGAGTCTACAAACATAGAAAATGTTGCACTTGTTATTTTTCTATTATCTTTATCAAAAATACTTAAATCTGCTTTAATTTCTCCTATACTTTCTAATGCTTTAGTAAGTATATTTATTTTTACTTTCCCATCTGTAGCATTTGTTATATCTGCCATTTGAAGAAATATTTTATTGTCTGGTCTTTTATAATTTATTCTTATGGTTGTTCCAGTTAAATCAAAAGGGACACTATTCTGTACTAAAGTTATATTTAATACAGAATTATTGTCCCCTTGTTTTAATCCTCTTACAGCATTAAAACCTGTTCGTTTTGTATCTATAAGTAAATTAAACGGTTTATCCATATAATCACTCCTTTCTTATAATACTTTTACCCCATCTTTATACAGCCCATCTTTTTTAAAAGTCCAGTAAGCATGTGAACCGCCACCACCTGGGAAAAATAAACTTATAGCTTCGTTGTTAGCATCCACGCAAACATAGTGGTATTTATCTGCACGTAATCTTATAAAGTTATCTCTATTTTGTCCTGAGCTATCTCTAGTATCTATACTTGTACCATTAGAAAAATTAATAACACCATCGTGAGGTATTATATTTATAGTATCAGCTAGCATATTAATGGCACTACTGTTATTTGCTATAGCTAGAGCAATATTAGCAGCTTTTATACTGCCCCCGCCATCTACAACCAAATTTATTTTATCTGCTGTTTGTTCAATTTTACTATTCACGTTTGAAATTTGATTATTAACTGTAAATGTTATTGTTTCTGCTGTTTGCTCAATCTTACTATTTAAACTCTTATTAACATCTTTGACTTCTGTCATTATATGCTTTTCTGTTATTTCCAATTTACTACTTAAACTTTTATCTAAATTGGAAACTTCCATTTCTATTTTTTCTTTAGTGAATTCTATTTCTGCCATAGCTTGTTTTATGGTCAACGTTAAATCTTTTTTAGACATACCCAATTCTATTTTTATATATTTTTTTAATAAGCAATTGTAATCATATGCTATTATTCTACCTTTCAAATCTAAACCTAACTCACCATGCCTAACTGTTACAGTATCACCGATATTAATATTTTCAAGGCTTTTAAACTGTTTATATTCTTCTGTTTTTCCTAATTCTTCAAATTCAACTTCATAATTAAAGTAAGGTATATCTATTTTAGTTTCTGTAAATAATCTATTAACTTGCTTTCTCATTTCAGCGTATGCCTCTTCTTTGGTTTCAAACCCTTCACTATCTTCTGTAGGTTCTTCCCCCTCTATAGGCTGTTCTTTTACTTTTATTTCATCAAATTTAACATGAGCTATTAAAGGCTGATAATAAGCTCCAATATTAGGGCTATCAATATAATACTCTGGCAATAACAACCCCTCTGCTCCTTGCGGTACTATTCTAGTTGCAACTTCGCTCATATCAAGTTTTTCAGTAATACCTAGCATATTTTTTTTATATGCAATTAACACTCCTGTTTCTTTTCCTATTTTCTCTTTAGCTATTATTTTATAGTTATCAAAATCAAGTTCTAAGCCCCACCTATTTCTTACAGTATTATCTTCATCACCCAATAAAGCTTTTACTGGATTATACCTTACTATTCTGCAATTATTTTGTTTCCCTCCATAGCTACCTTCAACTATAAATTTATGAGGAGTTAAAGTCTTATCAAGTACCTGTTGTACTGCTTCAATTCTTGTTTTACCTATTATGTTAGTATCAGCTATAAAATTTCTAACTAAGTCAAAGAAAATATGCGTAGCATGAATTTTTATTGTCCCCAAATCTCTTTCTCTTTCTTGTATCCTAAATAATTGTAATCCTGTTGGAGTTGGAGCTTTAATTATCATGAATTTTTCTATTTTATTAGCCATTTTAGAATGTATTGGATATTCTAATTCTAAAGAAAAAAGGCCACTCAAATCTCTATGTATTTCACATTTTAAGCAGTCTTTTAATATTCCTATTCCATTATGAGTGAAGTCAGTTTCTACTTCTTTATATAAAGTAATCATTAATTACACCTCCATCTCGGAGTTATTTCTATTTTAGATACATTACCTGTCCAGCTTATTTTATTTTCTCCTACTTGAAATATAGGAAACTCACCATACATATGATTATTTAGAGGTGTATTATTTTTATAGCACTCCATTAATTCTGAATCTATTTCTATATAATTTTCAACATTAGTAAATTTAATAACTTCATCATTTATATTTAATGTTATAGTTCCACTCCCATAAACCCTTATATAAGGTTTAGAATCTTTATTTATTTGATTATAAATAGTAGTTGGAGTAATTATTTGTATTGATTCTTCTTGTAAATAACCAAAAGGTTGGCAATCAAACTGTATTATTCCACTATGAAACTTTTCAAGAACTCTAGCTAAATCCAATTTATTAATTATTCTTGCTTTGTAATATCTATCTGGTTCGTTGGAAAATATAACTTCTCCACTTCCTGTAAGCCATTGTTTTATATCATCAAATCTATTATCGAAATAATCAAATTCTACAGGTTTAACTTCACCTTCATAACTTCCATCACTTTGTGTTAAGTACCCATCTCGTCCAGGAACAATTATTTTTTCTTCCCTTTTTTCTGGAGTTGTGATATTAGGAAGGGATATAATTTTTAATCCCTTCTCATTACTGTGTATACCCTTCCAAATAAATCCAGTTTCCATTATACCCCTCCTGTCGCTAATGAATTACGTTTTCTATAAAATTCAAGTTCTTCGGCTATGTCCTTTATATCTTGTTTTGTATTATTTATAAATTTATCAACTTTTAAAGTTAGTCCATTATCGTTATTAGTAACTGTTTCATTCGTATTATTTATAGTTTTATTAACTCCAGCAGTCATTACTCTTGATGTTCTAGAAGTTTCAAAGTCAACTGTAGTTTTCATTTTAGTAGTAAGGTTTGATAAATCTTTCTGCATAGATCTTTTTATATTATCGGTTTCATTTTCAAATCCAACCCCAACACCTTGGGCCATATATTTTCCTACTTGATCCCTAAAAACTCTGGAAGGTGAATGTATACCTAAAGCGTCTTTAGCACCATCTACAATTCCACTAAAAAATCCATTTACTCGGTCTCTAATCCATCCAGCCATTCCAGTAATACCGTTCCATACACCTTCTACGATATTTCGTCCTATCTCCAAAAATCTAGAAGGTAAATTTCTAACTGCTTCAACTAGATTTGTTACCATATTAGCTCCAGCCTCCCGTGCTCTTGAAGCTAGATTAACTGCAAATTCTGCTACCCTAGATATAGTATTAACCAACCAAGTCCATATTCTACCTGGGAGTGTAGTAAACCATTGAATAGTTGCATTTATAGCCCTTGTAGCAGCATTAACCATATTGGTATAAGTTTGTTGTCCCCAATTTACTATTCTATTAATTGTATTAACTAACCAAGTCCAAATCCTACCTGGTAATGTAGCAAAAAAGTTAACAACATTATTTATCCAAATAGGTACATTGGTAACAAGATAATTCCATGTATCTACTCCCCACTTAACTATAGTTCCTAAAGCATATCCTAATGCATAACCAATTAAGTGAGGTAATTCATTGAACCATTCTCCCACACTGCTTATCCATTGTGGGATGGTCTGTGTAAAGAAATTTACTATAGCATTCCAACCATCTACAAAAGCTTGTTGTATTGTAGTCCATAGATCAGCAAACCAGCCAGGTACACCATTAAAAAAATCTAATAGTGATTGCCATGCGGCAGGTATATCCACAGTAAAGAAATTAACTATTCCGCCCCATACTGTTTGAGCTGCTCCTAAAATAGCGTTCCATGCATCTATTACAGCATTTCTAAAATCTTCGTTCGTGTTCCAAAGAACTATTATTCCAGCTATCAATCCAGCTATAATGGATACTACTAATCCTATAGGATTAGCTGCCATTGCAGCATTTAGCAACCATTGTGCTACAGTTGCTCCTTCATTAGCTGCTTTAAAAGCTTTAAAAGCTTCAACTAAGCCCATGATCATATTAGCAACATTTAAGACCATTAATGCTGTTCCTATTCCTGCTATTCCTGAAACTATAAAACTAGCATTATCCATAATCCACGCTAAAGCATCAATTATTTTAGGTAACCAATTTGTAACACTTTCAGATAACTTTTCTATTAATTTTCCAAAACTCACTGCTATTTTATCTACACTTTCACCTAGCTGACCATTACTCAAGCTATCAACTAAGGAGTCTACCGCTTCTGTTGCTGTATCAATAGCATCCTTCATAGGCTCCTTAAATTTATCATAAGCAGTCAATCCTAATGTCTCTAGTCCTCCACCTAACTGTTCAATTGAGCCAGCTAAATTATTCTGCATAGTTTTAGCCATGTTTTCAGCTGCACCTGCAGAATTAGTTAAACTATTATAAAGGTTATTGTAATCTCCCTCTGAAGCATTAATGATAGATAACATACCACTCATAGCTTCTTTACCAAAAATAGTTGCTGCTGATTGAGTTTTTTGAGCATCTGTAAGTCCACTAAATTTTTGCCTTAACTCATCGTAAAGAGCTTTACCTTCTTTAACCTTACCATTAGAATCAACTAGAGATATTCCCAATCTATCCATTTCCTCAGCCATTTGCTTACTAGGATGTGCTAAGTTAGTTAAAGATGCTCTTAACGCAGTACCACTTTGACTACCTTTTATTCCAGCGTTAGCCATTAAACCAAGAGCAAAAGCTGTATCTTTAGCACTATGTCCTAAAGCACCTGCAACTGGAGCAACATATTTAAAAGATTCACCTAACATTGAAACGTTGGTATTTGAATTACTTGCAGCACTAGCTAATAAATCTGCGAATTGAGCACTATCTTTAGCAGACATTCCAAAGGCAGTAAGTGCATCCGTAACAATATCAGAAACTAGTGCCAGATCTTCCCCGGACGCTGCGGCTAGATTCATGATCCCATCAATACCATTTAACATATCGCCAGTTTTCCATCCAGCCATAGCCATATATTGAAATGCCTGTGCACTTTCTCCAGCACTAAATTTAGTCTTAGCACCCATTTCTTTTGCTTTATCTGTAAGAAGTTTTATTTCTTCTCCTGTAGCACCAGAAATAGCTTGTACTTTAGACATACCTTCTTCAAAACCCATTCCAACTTTAATCGCTGCAATAGATAACCCACCTACAGCAGTAGCAACTCCAGCTACTGCAATGCCAAAACCTTTCGCACCAGCTTTAGCTATACTATTTAATTTTCCTATTCCTTTTTCAGCACCACTACTATCAATTCTAGTATCTATAACAATGCTACCATCTGCCATATAATTTTCACCTGCCTTTTTAAATAAAATAAAAAAGACAGGCTCACTCACTACTCTATGGTGTGGTTTGGCTCTGTTCTTTGCTCAATTTCTAATTTAATTATTTTCTTACATCTTGTACATTTTATTTCTCCTTTAGCATAATCAGCTTTTAATAATAACTGATTACAATTAGGACATCTTATTTCTTCAATATTAATCACCTCTTTCAATCATAAAAAAATAACACCTGGATTCCCAAGTGTTATAAATATACTTCCTCATTCTCTAAGGTTTCAGCATTTATTTTACTTCTTAATTCTTCCACAAATGATGACCAGTGTAAACTTGCCCCAACTATTTCAAAAGATAAAACTTTTACTTCTCTATCTTTAGACATATAGTTTATAACCATATAATAATGAGTTTTACTTTTTTGTTTGTTACCTATGCCACTCATACCACCTACAATAGCACCTAAGGGGCCTAATAAAACTCCACCAACTGCCGCTCTTCCGACTGTACTTTTACTTTTCTCTATTATATCTTTTTCACTAATAACATTTATACCTGTTATTTGTTCAAACTTTAAATTAACTTCTGGCTTTTTAACCACTCTAGATTTTATAGTTAAACATTCTTTTTCTGTATTTATGCTAAGCTCAACAGCTAATCCCTTTCCATATCCTTCTATTCCATCTATGAAGGATAAATTAACACTTCTATCACCATTTTTATTCTTCCTACTAAAGATTCCCATTGTGATCCCTCCCATTAACATGATTATACATTACAGGAAGAACATTTTACAATACTTTGCTAACATCTCCACCATTTAGTAAGATATTATTTATTTCTTCTAACTTATCTTTTTCATCTTTAGCGATTGGAATCTTATATAACTCTTGCATTTTTCTATAATAATTTTTTTCTTCTTTATCTTTTATTTTAGATAAATCCATACTTCTATATCCCATTATTTTTACTATCTCATTATCTTCCCTAAGAGCCTTAAACATTGCTTTAAACTTCCACCAATGTAGATATTCTATGTCTTGCAAATCAATTCTATATTGGTCTAAAAAGGCTGAATAGATGTAGTCATCGTCATATTCGAAGCTATAAATTTGTGTTACTCCTTTGCCTTTCCCACTACCTTTAGAAGGTATCATGTCCTTCCCACATCTATAGAACCATAACATTTTATCTACAGCTAAATTAATATTAGGTGGTATAACAGAATAATAAAGTTGTAAGGCTTGTATAATCTTATCTTCTTCACTCAGTTCATTATCTTGCATTAAAAGCTCAAATAAAATAGAGGTGCGGAAATCACTATTTATTTCATATTCCACATCCTCTATTTCAATTGTAGTTGGTACTAAATCAATTAACAAGTTCATTATTTTTTAGAACGTCTTTTCGCCCTGTTTGGAGAATATTTATTTACAAAACTTTTAACTTCTTCATTTGGTGTATTAACGTACTCAACCAGCTCTTCAAATGCTTTCAAGCAAGTAAGTAAATTAACTTTATTACCGAATATCTTTTTATCCGCACCTTCTCCAAAAAGTATATTGAAACTGTCAAACACTGCGTTACACTGTTTTCTGATGCTTTCAGTTATGGTGGCACCTTCTAAACTTGCAGCTATTTTTTCCACATTGTTAAGTGCTTTTTCGTATTTTTCAGCTACTTCTAAATCCAAGAAATCAATATCTTGTAATTCCACTCCATTAATTTTCATTATTTACCCTCCTCAATTGTAGTTGTTCCTTCTGTTTTAGGTGTAAAACCTTCTGTGAATTTTTTAGTAGTTGTATCAAATGTTCCCAATATTGGATCCGAAATCCCTAAGAAACTACCTTCGATTCCTAATTCCCCATCATTATCTGGAAAAGAATCAATTGATATTGCTACTTTAAATTTTCTAGCTCTAAAACCAGTAGTATCTGAAGGCTTATCCAAATCTACTATTAAGTAATCTGTTTCAGTATCTGGACCTGTCAATTGCATTTCCCCAATATTTCTAATATGTTCTATAGCCTTTTCACTTGCAATTTGATCCGCTGTAAATTCAGTAGCCCACTCATATCCAGTAATACTCTGGCTTGCACTTGATTGATTTATATATCTTTTACTTGTTGTCTGTGCACTTGGACTTTCGTTAAGTTCTGTAAAGCCTGTTCCCAATAGCTCAAATGCATCTGCCACTTCTAAATAATTCGCTTGTATTTTTCTTTTACGTATACTCAATTTATATCATTCCTTTCTTAAAATATTTTAATTTTAATTGAATTTGAAATTGTGCCGTATCCTCTGTAACTGCAAAAGCATAGCCAGTGCTAGTAACTTTAATTTCTAAAGGTTCTAAGTTATCTAGTACTGGCAATATATTATTATTGTTATTTTCCTCGATCCATTCAGCGAACTTTTCATAAAATCCGCTGTTATCTATGTTGGTTAATACGTCTGCTCCATAAGGCTCTCTAGACGTAAAAATAAAAGCATATTGTCTTATACTATCTCCATTAACATACTTTTTAACTATAGGTTCTATTGGAATTTCTTCTATAGAATAAGTATCTGCGTTAGGTTCTAGATAATTTACATTAACTTTTATAGCATTGTTAAAAGTGTCCAAGTGAGGGCATTTTCTTATATAATTTCTTAAAGAATCTATTATCATCTTGTCCTCCCTCCAGCAAAATCAGCTATTGTTTGCACAATTTTATCTCCTTTATCACTCCACATTCTTTTATCCCAATACTTACCTCTTAAAGCTCCTCTATTTCCACCTTTATTAGTGTAATATTGTTTAGCAGCATACGGAGCATTATAAATTAACTTATCTATTTTTAATTCAACACTCATGTCTTTTAATCTACCAGTGAGAAATGGAACATAATTATTACATTGCTTAGCAACTTCTTGTGTGAACTTTATTTGTGCTTGACCATTTTTATTTAAATATCTTTTTAGTAAAATTTTTTCTGTCTTATCTATTTGAATTTTAACCGTAGTGGCCATTATACACCCTCCACTTCCATGTGGTCAGTTAATATATTTACAGACTTAATATCTATAACATCATCAAATTCAGATTCTAAATCACCTATTCTATAAGGTTTGATTCCTGTTATTTCAAACTCAACCTCACCTTTAACTATTTTATCTCCTGGAGCAAAAGTAAAATAATTAGATTTTTCTTCATTATATAGTTTTAAAAATTTTTTAGGACTAACATAATTATCTAACTTATCTACAAATATAAGTGTACTATCTGCAATCAATAAACCTTTATCACTTACAGTACCATTCCTTTTACCTTGCCAGTTAACGCCTTTAATAACTGTCCTTTGATATTTATCTATATCATTTATAGAATCATACCACTTATTATATATAGTTATATCTGCATTTTTAAATAAAACTCCCATATTACCACATCCTTACGTAGGGTGTAGGTAATAAAGCTTTAACATCTTCTGTTATGCTCCAAGGATTACTATCAAAACTTATAGATTGGTTACCCTCAGACATAGATTTAACTCCAGGAGTTTTTATATTTTCTAATTTAGCAGCATTATTAATTAACTGCTCTACTGCTAAATCATAATTTTCTAATATATAATTATCTTCTAAATCTTTGTTTAAATAGTTCCTAATAACTAAAACAGCTTTCCTTTGCTCAGTAGTCATTAATTATCACCCTTTAATAACTCAATTAATTCTTCTTTCTTTAAGCTTTTATAATCTTCTAATTCTAACCTTTTACATTCTTCTTTTAATTCTTTAATTGTCATATCTTCCAAAGTAATTTTATTTTTCTTTTCTTCTAATTGTCTTCTCATTCTATTAAAGGTAGCTAAACCCATTTATACACCTCCATAAACACAAATAAAAGGAAGTTTAGACTTCCTTTTACTATGCTATTTTATGTTTAAATATCACTATTCTAATATTCTTTGTATCATATACTTTATTCCAATTATCAGCGGTAGCAATTTCTGCAAAAGTTGGTGTTTTCCCAGTTACTGCAGTTTCAGTCCACTTAATTCCTCTCGGATGTAATAAAAAGTGTTGCCTATTAATCAATACATCTTCTCCAGCCAAACTATCTCTATCAGTTTCAGTTGGTACTGGTGCCGCACCGTTCCCTAAACCAAAAGCTCCTTGTCCAAATAAATAAGTTGTATAAGTTCCTGCATTGTTTGGACATTGATCATCAACAATAACTCTGTAGCCTAGGTAATATGGAATTTGAACTTTTGTTTCAGAATCTGGTACAAATTCAATTTCATTATTCTTTTGTAATTTCGTATACACTGCTGAGTGCATTGCTATACCTGTTAACTTTGAAGCATTATCTCCTAATTTTTGTTTTGCATCAAGTGCAGTACCAACGCTAATTATAGCTTCAGCACCAGTTAAAGCAGATATGTCATGTACATTACTTGAAGAAGTTGTTTCGATTCCAGCTAAAGATTTAAACAATATTTTGCTTCTTTCTCCTACCCAGAATTTAGCAACTTTTTGACCTATAACTGCCATTGGGTCATCACCACTTAAAGCTTTTGCTAAGTCATTAACTCCCCATGCCTTTCCTCTCATGTGCAATCTTGCTCTATCTTGCCCAGCTGTAATTTTATTCACAGTTAATGAACCTTTATCGGAAAGTTCCTCTGAATCTCCCTCCAAATCGTTCCAGTAAGGCATATTAACAATTATACCTCCACTAGTTGCTAAAACGTCCAATTCTGGATCACTCGCTATGATTCCAGATTGAACAAACGCATCCAATCTATTTGTTTCTTGTACTACATAAGGATTAAATACCTCTGGTACTATAATATCGCTTATTTTTGTTGACATTTTACATTCCTCCTAAAATTTAATTATTTTACTGCCGACTTTAATTGTGCAGCGAGTTCTGGATTTTCTTTTAATACTTGTGCTTGTTTTGTTAAATTAAAATGTTCTTTACTCCAAGGGTTATTAACCCCAGCACCTCCACTTGGTGGAGTATAACTATTGTCTTTTAATCTTTCTTTTACTGTAGTTTCTAACTTATCAGTAAATACTTTCTCTAAAGTTTCTAAATTTTTATTTGTAGCTTCTTCATCTTGTCCAATAAAATAATCTACCAAATCAGTTGGTAGACCTTTTTCAGTAGCTATTTTAAGAGCTTTATTAGTTAACTCTTTTTTTAAAGTTTCTTTTTTCATATTCTCCATTTCTTGTTGTAATTTTTTTAGTTCTAAATCCTTTGGATCGTCCTCTGGATATAATTCTTTTATTTTTTCATCAATTAAACTCTGTAAATTGTTAGTCTTCCATGTGTCCAATGCCTTAGAATTATATTTGTCCTTTTCACTATCCATAAAAGACTTAAAATCCTTATCAGTTGCAACTAAATTTTTAAAATTATCTAAGCTTAGAATAGACTTTGCAAAATCTGTACTCTTTAATATTTCATCAACTTCTCCATTATCCTCTATACTTTCTATTAATTTTAATAATTCACTTTTTAACATTTTACTTTCCTCCTATTTGTCCCTTTAACCCTAAGACTAAAGACACAATTTTAATTAAAATAAAAAAGCCTTATTTCTAAGACTTTAATTTTTGTTTTAACCGCTATTTTTTATTAATTCATTATCAATATACATAACTAATGTTTCATAATGTGATGCTTTATTAGAATATGATATAGATCCAGTAAATATAATACCTGTTAACACTATACAACCTATAAACATATTTAATGCAAGGTTTATTATTTTCTCGTACAATTCTTTTCTAAAAATAATTTTATTGTCTTTCCCAGTATAAAAATTAGTATATTCTTTTTCAATCTTTTCAGCTTTTTTATTTTCTGAAATTTGTTCCTGCTTAATTATTTCTATTTTATTAGTTAAAGCAGTATCTAAATCTTTTAATACAGTATCAGTAAATTGAATAGTAATAGGAATTGTAAGGCTTATTAAAGATATTACGATTGTAACAATTACAAATGAATTCTTTAATAAACTTCCTGCATTAGAAAGCGATTTTGCTTTTTTAATATAAGAATATTTTAAATTAATTATTTCATTATTGTTCATTTGTTTTAATTTATTAATATCATTTTTAAGTTTATCTTTTTTAAAGGCTTTTTTCATTTTTAATATAAAATCCTGTCTTATCTCCTTTTTTATAAATGCAGAAATTACTATAATACTAATTATTATAATTAATATCATAGTAATAATTGCACCTGCAACTCCCCCTATAAGTGCATCTTTCATATAGTTTATCCTCCTATAGAATACAAATTTTGTTACAAAAATTTATATTCTATAGGAATGTGTAAAAACCTTTAAAATTCTACAATATATATGGAAAACACCTATTGTTTTACTTAACAATTGCTTTTTATAACGCTTTCTTATATTTATTATTCTTCTATAGTATTAAACCCACGACATAACGGGTGTACAGTTCCAGGTGCATCATTTAAATCATATATTTTACCATGTAAGTCAGCACACTCAGAACAAGTTCTACGATCTAATACTTCATTTCTTCTTACCTTTCTAACTCCTGTTTCTTTACAAAACTTTTTAAAAGCTTCATCCTCACACCTATTTACTTCTGCTTCGACTAATCGCCTAGCTTCATAAGCATTACTATTAAATGTCTTTTCTATATCTTTTTTTATTTGGTTAACATTTATCTTACCATTTAAAAACTGTTTAACTTGCTTATGCAAATGCTCTGCGACTTTTTGTTCGTTATCCCAAACTCTAGTTGAAAAATGTTTACCTTTAAAATTATTTTCTATTATTTTCTTTACATCTTTTAAATTAGCATTATAAGAGTAAAAATCAAAAGTATTTTTAACTGTATTATTTAATACATCTTTTAATACTCTCTCCTGTGTTGATCCTTGGCTATTTGCAAAACCTAAGATAAGATTAGATAAGCTTTTATACTTGCTATTTTTATCTTTACTTTTAAGATTCATAATCCCATCTATAATAGTATAAGTAAGCATAATTAATGCTATTTCTCTTAATAATTCGTCTCTATTCTGTCTTTGTTGTTTATAAACTTCTTTTAGCTGTTCATTAGCTTCATCATAAAGACTTTGGATAAATTCTTCTTCTTCATTTTTACTATAATTCATTATTGACATCACCCACAATATCATCCAAATTCATTCCAGGTAATTCATCTTTAAGTTTTTTCATTTCATTTTTAGGATTTTCAATGAAGCTTAATAAACTTAATCCAGTTTCAGTAGACAGTTTATCTCCTAATTGACTTATGACCTGAGCTGTCATTAAATCATCCTGCGGAATATTAGGTGTAAACTTAATTTTTATATCTCTAAAGTCATATTCAATATTTTTAATAACTTTTAAATATATAAATAAAAATTTAAGCCTAGTTTTAATACAATCTGCAATAGATTTTTGATTAAGCTTACATTTTTCTTCTAAAGCTATTAATCTAGCTCTTAAAGCTAAAGAACTTAAATTACTTTGCATTTTTTCATTATGATTTATATGGCTAGAAAGTTGATACATTTTATCTTCTAACGTATTTAAAGTATTTTGGATAAATGTATCATTTATATTTTTAATTAACCATGCAGCAGTACCGTTTTTATCTTTAATTTGCATTACTCCTAATTTTTTCATCGCTGGAATATCATCCTCATTTATACTTACTCCAGTAAGCACCATATAAGCATTTCTAAAATCACTTATTTCATTACTTATGTCAGATAAATTAGTTTCATAAGCATCTTGAAGTCCTTTTAAATCCTTAAATAAAGTATCATCTTTACCCTCTTCACTTAATTTAGCTAGTCCAACTGGCACAGCACCAAAAATATGTTTTGTAGATTTATTAATTTTCTCAAACTTATCATTAAAATGTAATATTTCTTTATCTCCATATACGTCAATATAAGTAGTATCATCAAATTTCAACTTATAAGAATGCATAAAAAAAGATATGTTACCAAAATCATCTATGGCAGCATATCCTTGTGTTGGTGGTATTACTTTACTACAAAATTGTCCTTCTTTATCTACATAATAAAGTTCATAAGCCAAACTATATATAAGCATATTTTTAGCCAAATTACTATCGTGTCCTTCACTCCAATGGTCAATATAGTAATCTATATCATTTACTATATCTTCATTTCCACTCTTAGAAATGTAATTTACATCATTCCCAACACTGTAGCTAACTTCTTCTTTAATAAATTTCTTAATATAGTTAACTGGAGTTTTATTATTTGACCTTTCAGTAACCATTTTATAATTAGCCATTGCATCAGTATTACCTTTATAATAGGCATACATTTTAGCATAAGATTGCAAGTTATTTTGATATTCTTCATAAGCTTTTTTAAGTAAATTTATATCTATTTTAATCACCTCCTACAAACCAAATTTTCTTCTATCAAGAATAGTAACTTCTCCAATAGTCTCAATAGTTTTAATTTTAATTTCAAGTTCAGAAATGCAATCTATCATATCATCATGTATAGTATATAGTTGTCCCTGAAAGTCTTTTATTTGTTTAATAGCTGCTTTACTATCCTCACAATCAGAACATATTATAATCTGGCCATTATTAATTGGATCAACAACTGTAGATATTTTTTCATCTTTATTTTTTCTTTGCATTTCATTAATCCATTCATACTGTTTGTCTTTTAGTATTGGACTTTTTTCTATCAGTTCTTTAATTTTAACAACATCTGCCCCCTGATATGTGTTTTTTTCAATGTTTATATGTGTTACATCAAGATTCCTTTCTAGCATTTCAACAACTTCCTTACAATATTGTTCAAAACTTAATTTCTTCATAATTAAATCTCTTATATACGTAAAATCATTTGTTGCTTTAGAACCAACGATTGCAGCTGTAAAGTCAGATTTTTTATTAGTCGTTGATGCAGGGTCTACACATAACATTGTTTTTGTAAAATCATGATTTCCAATTTCTGCTTTAGTTTGAGTTCCAACAGATTTGAACCACTTTTCACCTATAGAACTTGCGTCATTCATAAGTTCACTCATAAACGCTTTTCTATCTTCCCAATACTTAACAGCTAAATCATTAAAGCAATCCCATTTTTCTGGCCACCATACTGGAAATTGCATTTCAAATTTATGGTCCTCATAAAATTGCTTAGCTTTAGCTTTTCTTTCATCCTTATTTAACTTTTCATCAAAATAAATGTCATGACATTGTTGCCATAAAGTACTCTCAAATATATCTTCTACTGTTTGTCCTGGTCCTAATACTATTGCACGCCTTAAGATAGTAAAATAATCATTATTTCTACTTAATTTACTCATAAGACAATCAATATGCAGCACTGTACCTATAGCAATTATCTTAGTAGCCGATTTAATCTTTTTACCATTTCTAAATACAGCTTTATCTCCAACCTCTTCAATTTCTTTTGTCCACTTAGAGTATTGTTTTTCTCTTGCAGCATCAGTCAAAATATTTTTTTCATCTTGAAAATCATCACCTATAAATACAGTAGGACGAATACCACCCCAGTTATTACCTCTTACAGAAGTACCAGAGCCAACAGTTTTGATATAAGTTCCATTAGTGAACTCAACCTCGTTTGAATTTACAGTGTATCTTTCTCCATTTGATTTTATTACTTTAATATTAATTAATTTACCGAAACATTTAATTATCTTTTTATTATCATTAAATACTTTTTTAATAGAATCAAGAAATTGTGTTGCATCAGAATCTGTCTTTGCTCCTAAAAGAGTAAATAAAGATTTTTCATAACAATGAAGCCATACAGATACCGCCATATCAAATATAGTAGTTTTAGCAAACCCACGTGGCTCAATTATAGCAACTTTATCATATTTATCTTTTACGAATATATCATTTGCTATATTCCATAGCTCGTAATGACCTTTTGATAATTGTCTAGCCACATTAGGCTTATGGTCATTGGGTATTGTATTATCTTCACTTAACCCTTTGACAACAAAAATATCGCTCATAAAATACAAACAGAAAAACTCTATATCTATTTCACCTAATGCCCTTGCTAATTTATCTAAATTACTATTATTCGCTTTTAAAAGTGCTTTAGATGTTTCACTATCATAATGCTTAATTAAATATTTATTAAGCAAATAAACTTCATATTTAATTTGTGTGTCGAATCCTAAATTATCAAAGTAAATCATCTTAAAACACCCCCTTAAGCATAATAAAAGCACCTAGATAAACTCTAAGTGCTGATTTTACACTAATTTACTTTCTTCATATTCTTTTCTATATCTATAATAAGTTGGCTTAGTTATTCCCAATAGTTTCATACATTCTACTGGCTTAATAGATCCATCAAGAACTCTTCTATATTCCTTACAAAATTTATTGAAGTCTAATGCTCTAGGTCTTCCGTAATCCTCCCATTCGCCTCTGACTTTTTTAGCTGCAATTCCTTCACGTTGCCTTTTTTCTTTTTTCTCTAATTCAGCTTGAGCGAATGAAGCGTACATTTCGATAAGCATATTATTTATAGTTTCCATAATCATGGTAGCTATAGAATTTTCCTTTGGAAGTTCGGTTAAAGTGGTTGGAATTTCTAAAACCATTAACCTTATATCTTTATCCTGCATCTTTCTAATCTCTTTTAGGGTAAGTTGTTTATTTCTACCCAATCTATCAAGTTCAGTAACTATTAAAGAAATTTTTTCATTAGGATTAATTTGACTTGCTAGATCCATAGCTTTCATTAAATCCTTGTATTGTGGTCTATCAAAATTTTTACCTGTGCATTGGTCTGTATATATTTCTCCAACCAATTCAATATTATTATTAACAATAAACTCATTTATTTCTTTAAGTCCTCTATCTAAATGTTGATCCTCTGTTGAGGTTCTATGGTATGCAAAATATAACATATGGACATCTCCTTCAACTATAAAAATATAATAAAATTTTATGTAGCCCGTCGCTACAGGGAACAGAGGTTCAAATTTAGAACCTACCCCCTCACTAACTTTCTTTATGATCTTATTATATTCTTACAGTATCAAAATGTCAACATATATTTTCGATACTATTTATTCTTATTTTATCCTTTTGAAACGGCTTAAGTATGTTATATTTTATATAGTATCATAAGTATACTTTTCGATACTATATATTTAGTTGTTATTATCTTCTTTTATTTCACTTAACAACTCATCTATATTAATATCTTTGTCGTTGTCTTTACCGGTTGTAATATCCTGTGTCTTGTTAGTAGGAGTTCCACACAACCTATTGATAGCATATATAATAGCATCTAATGAAGTCTTATCGCTCTTACTCTTAAGGGCAATCCTAACAAGCTTATCAACTAATGGCTCTATATTAAGCAGTATCTTGTTATTAACCTCAGATTTCAAGTCCTGTAAGCTTTTGTCAAGCTCAGCCTTAAACACTTCATTCTTATTCTTCCATGTTGATATTGTTTGTCTACTAACACCAGTGATAGTTGCAATATCGTTAATACTCGTACCTTTGAGTAATAACTCAATTGCTTTTAATTGCTGTTGACTTAATTCTTTATTATCCATACTTACAGTTATCACTCCTTTACTTCTTTACACATAAAAAAGACACCTAGCTATTTACTAAATGTCCTTCGCTTTATTCTCTATGATACTATTATATAACGTTAAAATAACTTAAAACTGTAATCCTTCAATAATATAATACTAAAATAATAATACAATAATACTAAAATAATAATTCAGATATTCTGCTTATTATCTTTCTTCTTACTTTAATACAATTATCAACTGATTGATTAAGCTCCTGTGCTATACTTGTCCAACTCTTTGTTGGCTTACTAAAATATCTCAACTCAACTAATTTCTTTTCATCATATTCTAATAGCTCCATAACTTTATTAATCAATTCTTTTTCATTTATTCTATTTTCTTTTTCTTGCTGTAATAGTTCTAATTCTTTTTGAATATATTCTTCTCTTCTTATGACTTCATTTTCTACTTCTGAATTAAACTTGTTTGTTTTACTTGTTCTTTCTCCATATTCTATAGCTTTAACACTTATATCATTTTTTAATTTTTTTATTTTAATATCTGCTAACTGGTTTAATATGTCTATATCTTTATAATTATATAAATGATATTCTGTTTTTTTAAATTTATTTTCTTCCAAATTTTCTACCTCCATAGCTTAGGTTACCTTTTTTTAATTTCAAAAAGGTAACCTTTTTGACATGCTCCAACCTTAGTAATACTAATGCTTTAAATATTTTTTGTCATGGTTACCTTTTTGTAAAAATAATGTGCCTATCTTTTATATATATAATTTAAAATATATACACGTACGTATATTATTTTTATATTTAGGTAACTTGGTAACTTATATATATATTTATATAAAGAATATAGTAATATCAATACTTTGCATAGGTTACCTTTTAGTTACCTTTTGGTTACCTCTATATTTTTTGGGTAACCTGCTTAAATGGGAAAATTTTTGCATCTTCTCCATCAACTTCTTCATAATCTGGTGGAGCTATTGAATCCACTTTTAAAGCCTGTAACATTTCTTTATCATAAATATCAAATTTTATTGATTTTCCATCTACTTTTATAACTTTTCCTGAAGCTTTAACCAGATACCCAGCTTTTTTAGCTTGTTTTTTAAAATCATTACAATTTAATGGAACTAAATCAGCTCCAACTCTAATAACATGCTCACGTATTTGATTAATCAGCTCAGATGTCTTGATAAAGAGTCCATCTCCTCTACTTTTTACAACATCTTCCCATCCTATAGCCCTGCTATCATTTATCATGTCATTATATAAAATTAACATTCTCTCAACCAAACTGCGAACATTTTCAGTATCTTCTAACACTTCAACCTTAATATTTTTTATTATATGCTCATAAAAATTGTCTAGTTGCTGCAATCCATGCTTTTCTAAAAGCTTATTAAATATCATCATTCCACATGAGATATTAATTGCAGTATTTTTAGTTCTATTTTTTAAATCCTTTATATCTTCCTTCACTCTTTCCCTTAGTTGCTGGTATCCTTCTACTGGCATTTCCAATACAGTTTCTATTAAACTTCTACCCAATTTATTTAATAACTCTTCATTCTTAATTAGCCATTCCATAGATTCTGTATTCTTTTGGGTTCTTTCTCTCCTTGATAAATATATAATGCAGCTTCTTTCAATTAATGCTTTTTCCTGGTTAGGATAGCTTTCTTCTCCTGCTAAAATAATGGGCCTGTATAAATTAAAATCCGTAGTTTTTAAACTTTTATTTCCCTTGCTTATAGTAGCTCTATCATATAGATTTCTTAATGTTTCTGATATGTTGCCTATTTTATACCTATCCATCATGCTTGGCTTAAATTCATCAAATAAGGCTGGATAGTTCCCATCACTCAAATTTTTCATAAGAGCAAAATTACTGATTAATCCAATAGATTTAATATCTTTCTTAGGATAATTAAGTATTGGAGCAATTACATTTTCAAGTATTGTACTTTTACCTGAACCACTCTCCCCAACTATTAAAAGATGATGTAATTTTTGCTTAAGTGCTTGGCACTGATGCACCGCTAAATTATTTATCACAGTTCCAATGATAGAAATTGATTTTTCTGGACCAGCAAACTTAAAAATATGTTTTATAACTTCCTTCAATTCCTCTGTTGCTATTGGTTCATTTTTTATAACATCAGCATTATTACGACCATCACTTTTTATATTTTCACTTACTCCTTTTGAAGTTATTGAACCATTATTTTCTATAAAAATTAACTCTCCATCTCTTTCTATAAATTTAACACCACCATAAACTTCTTCATTCTCTAAAGCAAAATATTTATTTATCCATCCCTTTAATCTATTTAAATCTTCAACTCTTCCACTGAATACAAGATCCATTGTTCCAAGAAAATTTTTAAATGATTTAACATCATCGAATACAGTACTTATCCCTATTCTTTCAATTGTATCTCCAGTAACACTTTTAAGCACTATTCTTACTCCTTCCGTTTCATCATCTATAAATTTAATCCTGGTTGCCTTTAATAATTTAAAATCTGTAATATACTTTTTAGTTTCAATTACTTCATCTGCTTTTTCTTTAAACATTATTTTATATATTCCACCTATATCCTGCTGCAACTCATATTTATTTTTTATATCCAAAGATCTATCAAATGCATCTAATAAATCTTTTTTATTATGTCCAGCTTCTATCCAATCTGTAACATCTTTGTTATCCCCCAAGGATTTCAATCCTGGAAGGTTTATAAATTTAAATTCTCTAGCATATTTTTTAAATTTATCATAAGTATTCCACTTATATTGCTCTCCAGCTTGTCCAGTATCTCCTATTACATAGATTCTCATTCTATTATTTTTTAAAATATCTAATTCTTTACACCCTTTTAAACTTGTGGCCACATAGCCTTTGTTTTTAAATATAGAATTTATTGTGTTAGCATCTTTTTCACCTTCGTCTATAATCAATACATCATCATTCTTTATAGCACTTAAAGCATTGTATAGGTTATATGGGAGTTCACTAGTTCCTCTCTTAGCAATTACTTTTTCACCTTCCAAATGATAATATGAAAGTTGTTTTTTGCCTTCTCCGTTCGCAAATTTAGCCTTAAAATATACTATTTCATCTCTTTCGTTCACAAATTTAAATATTCCCAGTAATTTTTGATTTTGTCTAAACTTTGATAATTCCCAATCTACATAGTCTTTTACTTTTTCCTCCTGAAGTTCTTTTTCAGTTTTTTCAACTTCAATTCCTAAATACTCCCTAGCTTCTGTGTAATTCAAATTTTTATATTTAATTATAAAATCAATGGCATCTCCACATTCTGAACAGCCAAAGCACTTAAAAAAATCTTTATTGGTGTCCGGATTAAATTTAACCCTTAGGGAAGGTGTTTTTTCTGAATGGAAAGGGCACTTTATGTATCCTTGCCTATTAAATCTCTCTCCTGTTTCATTCTCAATCAATTCCTTTAAATCTATATCCTGTAGGTCCACCTTCTCACCTCCTCCTTGCGCTGAAGTTATTACTCATTTTCTACCGCTGGACCTATATCTGTACTCAATTCTTTTAAATAATTTCTAATACTATAGTAAAGTTTTCTATATATTTCAAAGCCTGTATCTTTATTACTTGTAAAAATAGTGTCATGTAAATATAAATCCTGTATGCTTGATAGCCTTCCTAAAAAAGCTTTAGGAGTATAAAAGCTTCTATAATTTCCTTTTTTTATATTCTCCATGCCATTCTTATCCTCTATTATTAAAGAAATCTTAATACCTTTTACTTTTGCTCTTTGGAGCTCTCTTATCAATCTTATATCGTCACGTGTGTCAGTTTTTTCCGAAAGGTTTCCTGCAAGTTCGTCTACTGAATTTTTACGCTCAATTGCTACTGGAAAATATATATCCCTATAAATCCCCATTTCAGGACACTTAGTAATAATAGCTGTATAATCGCCCTCATCTATCTTTTTCTTTTTATATTTAACTTTCTTTTCATCAAAATAATTTAATACATGTTCATTTTTTTGCTCTCTTGTATCATATAAAATCATAAAGTTTTCTTTAAGGAGTTTTTTAATCTCTATATCTGTAAATTTATAATACATTCTTATCCTCCTGCCTTGATTATTTTCTTAATTTCTTTGAATTGCGTCTTAATTATTAAGTGTTCTTTCTAAAATTTCTTTAAGTTTTAAAGCATCCTCATATTTTAAGTTGTTTTTTAATATTTTTTTATTTCTAAGTGTTTCATGAAATAAATTAATTAAATTTTCTTCAAGTTTAACTTTCGAATACCATTCTTTTAAATCTTCTGTAACTATGTGATATCTATCTCCAAAATTCCTTAACAATACTCCATTATCTAATCTGATATAACCTTTTGGAGTTCTTTTAATTACTTTTCGTTGTTTTATTATCCATAAATCACCCCAATAGTTGTGTTCAATTTCAACTATAATGTCATTTGCTTTTAAATCATTCCAAGCTTTTTTTCTTTCTTCTTTACTAATTTCAGGCAATTTCAAACCTTTCATAAATACCTCCTGTTTAATTCGCTTTTAATTCAGATTCCGTCTTAATCTAAATTTTTATGAATCTAGAAAGGTATATCTCCATCATCCACAGGTGTTAATTCTTCCTCATAGTCGGTAGATGATCCGTTAGATTGACTTTCATTAATCCTTGACCCTTTATCCTGTAAAAACTCAAAATCTTCTATTACTATATCTGTGCTCCATCTGTTGTTACCTTCTTTGTCAACATACTTGTTTATTTGAAGTCTTCCACTAAGACCAAATCTATGTCCCTTTTGAACATAATTTGCTATTGCTTCAGCTCTTTTCCCAAAACACACACAAGGGATAAAATCTGCTTCCTGTGGTTTAGACTTGTCAAATTGCGGTCTGTTTACCGCTAATGTAAATTTTGTCACTGCTGTTCCTGTTCCAGGAGCAAAAGTTAACTCTGGATCTTTAGTTAATCTCCCAACAAGTTGTATTTTATTCATCTGTTACACTCCTTTGATTTTAACTTGATTCCTATTTTCTCCTGGCTCAATACGCTGCTCTAGCAAATAACTTGCTTCCATGTCTGCAGTGTGTAAAGCCAACGCCCCTTTACACATATTAAATGAATTACTCATTGCATTCATATTGGCCCAATTCTCACCAGCTGCCCCCATATGCCACCTAATCATTAAAATTTCATTTTTAGTCAATCTTATAAATTGCTGCAGTTTAATTATTGACTTCTCTCCGTGTCCTATTGGAAAAGTATCTTCAAACCCATATCCCTCATAGCTCTCCCACTTTTGAGTTTTCTCATTCTTTCTATTTTTAGTGCATTTGTGATATAAATTGATTTTGCATATATCATGTAACAACGCGGTAATTATCATTGTTTCCTCAGATAACCCCAAGTCAAATTGTTTATTTTTAATCTTTAAAAGCTCATATACATTTAAGCTATGTTCTGCTAGTCCTCCCTCAAAATTCCCATGATACTTAGTTGAAGCTGGAGCTACAAAGAAATCTGTTTCCTCCAGGTACTTAATAACTTTATCTATACTCTCTCTTCCAGTGCTTTTTAAAAGATTAATTATTCTTTCTTTAACCTCAAAAATATCTTTCATTTTTCTACTCTCCTAACTTATTTTTGATCCTGGTACTGCAACATAAGTTGGTACACCAGTTAAACTCTCTATCTCTTTTTTAAATTCTTCTGGATTTCCATTATTCCCTGACAAGTGAATTAATGTTATTGTCTTTGTTTTTGATAAATCCCAAGTTGTTAAAGTATCTTTCAATGTTTCTAAACTCATATGAGACTTAAAAGTTCTCATTTGGTATGGTTCTAAGTCCTCCATATATTTCTCAGAATAGTTACATTCGATAAGAATATGATCCGCATTATTGAATTTATATTTTAAGTAATAAGTGTCTGTTGCAAACAATATTTTACCTAGCTGTGGGTGCTGTATTAAATATCCTAGATTTTCACATTCTGTCCCATCTGAATCTGTATGTTGACAATTAAAAACTAGAATTGTGAAATTGCCTATTGAAAATTTATCTTTATTTTGAACTATCCTTACTTTTCTATTTGCTTTACAATTGTATTTCTCTGCTACTTCTAATGGTGCATATATCTTTGTGATACTATCTAAAACTTTTCTAAAGCTTCTGCAATGATCTGAATGTTTATGACTTATCAAACACCCTTTAACTCCTTTAATATTGTAATTTAAACCTTTGAGTATATTTCTCCAATCAATCCCACACTCAAGCAGGAGTTTTTCTCCTCCCGCTTGAATAATGTAGCAATTACCTTTAGATCCACTAGCCAATACCTTAATCATTAGTATGGATTATCCTCACTTTCTTCTTCGCTTACTATTTCAGCCTCAATAACTTTATTTTTTTCTTTATTATTTTTGTTTTCCACTGGTGTTGTCTCTTCCATATCAATAACTTCTTTATTGGCTTCCTGTTTTATCTCCTCTTTAATTTCCTGAAAATCAACATCTTTTGCATTTTGAGGGTTGTCCACATAATCAATATTTTCATCTAAACCGCTATCTTTATTTACAATTCCTTCTTTTATTACTGCTTGATCTGCTTTAATTCCTGTTTGCATTTCTATACTTAAAATACCCCATTTTTTAATCATATCCTTGAGTACAGTTTTTTTAGCCATAGAATCAAAATCATCCTTCCAAGGGCCACTACTAAAGGTTTTTGAGTATTTCTTAGCATGATTTAAAACATCTTCTTTTTTCCAATAAACAACTTTTTCAAATCCATTTGTAAGTTTGAAGAATCCAGCATACCCTATAACTTCATCACTTTCTTTATTGTCAAAATCAAATTGTAATTCTTCTGTAAGTGGATTCCATGATGCTAATTGTCCTCTATATACTTCAACTACATTTATATTTTTATATTGTGAAGTTCTTAAAGCTAATTGAACATACCCTCTATAACCAAGTTGGAATTGTGCTTTCTTAATCCATTTCCCAGTTTTTTTATCTTTACAGTTATAAGGTACTACATAAGCAAACCCTATATTGGGGTCTATTGGTAAATCTAATGTAGCTGCAACAACTGCAGAACTAATAACCGTCATTGGCTCACATTCTTTTAAGGTAGGACTATTTGAAACATTTATCATTGAACTTACAAATCCAGGTGTTTTCTTACCTAAGATTTCATTAAGTCTTTCCTTTATTTGAATTCCTTTACTGCTCTCTAAAATTGATTTTACATTCTCTACTTTTGCTAATTGACCCATACTAAATTACCTCTACTTTCATTTTTTTATCTTTACTAACAATTAGATTAATTACTTGACTATCTACATCAATAATTTTGTTAGTTGATTCTCTATTATCAATAAATATTGGAGCATTGATATTATAGTGATTGCACAAAGTATTTATAATATCTAATCCTGCATTAATTTTGGCAGCACTATTTAAATTACTACTATATGGAACTCCATTGATGCAAGGCTCGCAACACTCCTCTAAACCGCCATTAATTTGATTTTTAAACATTTTAAATTTTACATACTTAAATTTAGAATTTACCTTTTCTTCTAATAGCTCTACTTTAGTTCTTATAAACTCTTCTGAAAGAATTTCTAACCCTTCAAGCTCTGCTATCTTTTCACTTAGTTTTATTTCTTCCTCTTCAAGCTCCCTTATTCTTTCTTTAGCCTTTTCATTTACTTCTTTATGCGCTAGTTGCTTGTCCAATTCTCTAAGTTGCCCTTGTAATTCTTCCTTTTTATTATTTAATTCTGTAACATCTTCTTTCTTATAGGACTGAATTTGACTTTCAATATGGTAAATTTCTTGTTTTATATATTTAATTTCTTCTGGTTCTTCTATATCAGTTTTAAAACTATTCAATTTGTCCTGAAGTGTATCCAAAGATTTTTTAGCTGTTACTAACATATTTTTTTCATCTTCAATTTTCTTATTTAAACTATCATTTTTACTTTTTAATTCTTCTATCTTAGTTGCAACAGATTTACCTTCTGATATATTTTCCTTTATCTTTTTAGCTTTATCTGAATTAAAATTGCCCTCCAACTCTTCTCTTTTAGCTTCAATATCATTTGTTTCAAACTTCCTTTTACAAGTTGGGCATATGCAATTTTCTTCATTAAATTCAAATTTAGAATCTTTAATCTCGTTATATGCTCTTAATAAATTACTTCTTTTTAAAAGTGTATTATCTATATGGTGCTGATTTCTTTTTACTTCTCCCTTAAGTTCATCTATAGTCATATTCAAATGTCTTATGTTTATCTCTGTACTTCTTATCTTTCCCTCAACTTCCATTTTGGGCTTATTTGCATTTGCCTTAAACTTATATTCAGCCTCTGTCAACTCTTGTTTCTTCTCTATTAGTGACGCCTTTAGCTTAAATAATCCTTCATTAGATTTACTCTTATCTAACAATTGTTCATCTGTATTTTTAATACCTGCAACTACTCCTCTTCGTTGCATATCTAATCCATCAAAATCAAACTCTTGGATTGAATTATTAACTTCATCTATTCTTGAAGGTATCTGCATTCTATCCTTTTTTAGTTGATTTATTTTACTTCTATTTGCTTTCACAAAGTCATTTAAAGATTTGTCTTTTAAATACATTTTTAATGGCTCTAAATCCTTTTTAAAATCAAGCACAACCTTGTTATCTAAATCTCCAACAATCTCTGTTATGATAGATCTTCTATCCTTCCAAGGTAGACTTGGAAAATATGAAGGATTAGTTATTAATTTAAATAATTTTTCATCCAGTAACCCTGATATAAAATTTTTATATTCTGTAACTTTTTTAGGTACTTCATTCACATAATACTTTGATTCATAACCTTTAAATTCTGTCTTTGCAGTACCTCTTACTTTATTGTATTTTTCTTTATAAACTCTCTTTAAGACTACTTCCTTGCCATCTATGTCTAATGTTGCCTCGATAACTGTTTCTAAGCTATGAATTGGGTTATTGTTTTCATCTAATGGCTGTACATCAAACTTAGTTGAATCCTTACTATCTTTATCAAATAACAAAAATGTAAATGAATCCTGAATAGTAGTTTTCCCTGTTCCATTTTCCCCAAATATGTTTGTTACCTTACCAAAATCTATAGTTAAATCTTTTATGCCTTTAAAGTTTTTTAAGCTCGAATTTTTTAAAAAAATTGAATTTACCATTATTATTTCCTCCCTTTAAGTTCTCTATTATATTTTCTTAATTGCTCTATCTTTGCATTATTATAATTAATACGTTTTTCCAATTGTTTGTTAATTATTTTTAAAGTCAAAATATCTCTTTCATGGAGTTTTATATACTGATTATTACTTTTCACTTTATTCCCTCCATGCTTTCCAATTCATCTAATGTTCCAAATCTGCTTTTTAAATTTTTATTTTCAAATTCAAGCCCCTTTATTCTTTCAAATTGTTTTCTTATAACTTCATTATTATCTTCACAAGTTTCTTCAAGCTCTTTTATATACTTTTTAAATCTGGTTGTTTCTTTATTACAGTTTAAAACTAGGTTTATAGGTTTCTCTTCTTTTAGATCTTCTATAAAATCTAATAAATTATTTAAATCTATAATGAATCTTTCGTTAGCATCTTTTAAAAAAGTTCCATCTGGATATTCTTTTCCCATGTATACATTTGTTAAAGCTGTTATATAAGCTGTAATTGTTTGTTTCATCTTTACAAATCCTCCAATCTTTCATATACTATTTTTAGAATGTTAATTTAATTGTTCGGCTCCTGGCATGGAGCTGTTTTTTTAAATTTATTTATTATTTGGCACACAGAGCTTTCAGTGCTACAATATATTTCTGCAATTTCCTGAAGTGATAAAAATCCTCTTAATTTAACCATGTCTTCTAAATCTTCTTTAGACTTTTTTCTATTTTTAGCAAACTTACCTTTGTCGTAAAGCTCTACAGCCTGTTCTCTGGTGCATGGTTTTTCCCTTAATATTGCTATTAACAATACGCACCAGTTTTTATCCATCTTTACCGCCTCCCCTAAACACATTAATTAGTAATATAAAAACTAGTATTTTTAAAAATTTCTACACCTGCAATCTTAATTTGTCACTCATATTTTTTATAATTAATTTATCTAATTTTTGGCTTACCTCTATTGTTCTTTTATCCAGTAATCCATATTGTTGTATAAACTTATATAGTTTTTGTCTTAACTCTTCCATGAAATCACCTTCTTTCAAGTGCACATACTTTTTTTCTTTCTAGGTACAGCGCTTGCAACATTTAGGCTTTTTATTGTCCCTAGAACGTTTACCAACTCTGCAATAAATTAATTTATTCCTGCTTTTTTTATAAAACTCTTCCCTCGTTTGATATTTTTTCTAACCAATTGTTTAGCATATCTCTATTCACCAAAAATTTACTTCCTACTTTAAAGTAAGGAAAATCTGAATTTGGATTGTGTGCTAATTCCATAAGCTTGTCTCTACCGATACCTGTATAATTTACGCATTCTTGAATTGTTAATGTTGCCTTAGATTCTTTATTTTTTGTCTCTTGGATAACTTGTTTAATTGCTATTTTAATTTCTTCAAAACTTAACTCCACTTTTACTCACCCTCATTATCTATTTTTTCATCCGGGAAAAGTTCGTCTAAAGAAACCCCAACTGCTTTAGAAATAGCTCTTGCATTTTTTAATCCTGGAATTGAGTTTCCATTCATAATTTCATAGAAAGAAGATTTAGCAAGCCCTGTTGCTGTTATAATATATGAAATCTTCAATCCTTTTTCCTGAATAACTTGTTTTATTTTATTACTCATTTTTTTATTTACCTCCTTTCAATACAATAATATTACCACTATAACGAACCTCATGTAAAAGTCGAATTTTGCCTAAAAACCGAACTTCTTAGGTCGTTAAACCGAACCTTATCAAGTTATCTAAATTTTCCTTTAATTTCCTATGCTTTTCTTGTTTACTTTACCGAACTATGTGATATAATATTTGTATGGTTTACCGTACCATTTAGGAGGAATTAAAATGAAATTAGGTGAAAAAATTAGAAGTATAAGAAAAAAAAAGGGATATTCTATTTTACAAATAAAAGAATTAACAGGTCTTAGTAAATCCACAATTAGTGAATTAGAAAATGATAAGAGTAGTCCAACTGCCGAAACTCTACAAAAAATTGCTACTGCCTTAAATGTTCATGTAAGTGATTTTTTTAATGATTCAAAAGAAACTTTAAGTGAAGATATGAATCATTATTATGAAGCAGAACAACAAAAACACTCAAGGCGATCATTTGCTGATGAAATAGAATTTAAAACTGCTGAATCTGCTATGAAATTTATTCTTCAACAACCATCCATAATGGGTTTTGGTGGTTTTGATGCAAGCAAAATGAGCGATCAAGATATAATCGATTTCGCAAATGAGTTATTAAATATAATAAAAATGCTAGGTCCTAAATATAATAAATAGCTTAAATGGGAGGTAAAATATGTATTTAAATTGGATAGATAACATTTTAGATGGGCTTAAAGATACATATGATACAAATAATATTTATGAACTATATGATTATTTAGAAATAAAAATGATTAAATTAGAACCTAGCAATATTTTATTAAGGGGAAATGAATCTTTATATAATAGAAATTATTTTGGCAATGAAATAGTTCTTATTAGAAATGATTTAAATTTAGAATATGAAAGATTTATATTAGCCCATGAATTAGGCCACGCTTTATTACATGTCCAAACCTATAAAGCAGCATTTAATAAGAATTTAATCAATTATGGCAAATTAGAAAAACAAGCCAATTACTTCGCATTTAAATTACTAAACTTAGAGTTAAATCCTATTGAGTTTGAAGGATTTACTATAAATCAAATAGCCAGTTGTTTGGAAGTTCCATATGAATCTTTAAAACAACTGGTTTTGTAGAAAGGGGTTTTATTCTTGGCTGTAAAAACAAATTTTAAATCTAATGGTAAAGATTATTATAGGATTACTTATGACATTGGTGTAGATTCAAATGGAAAACGTATTAGAAAACAATTTGTTGGGAAAAGCAAGAAAGAGGCTGAGCAGAAGAAGCTAGATTATATAAACAAGATTAATAGTGGTATATCTGACACAAAAACTCGTTTTCTAGGTAAGACTATGAAGATCTGGATGTTTGAAGTTGTTAAAGTTGGGCAGATAAAGCCAACTTCATTTGCTAGATATGAGGGCATATTTAGTAATTATATTCAAAAGTCTCCTATAGCCTGTATAAGCTTAGAAAAATTGCAACCTATAGATATTCAAAGGTATTACAATACCTTGTTTAAATCTGGTAAGAGCAGCAATATAATTAACAATTTAAATAAGTTATTAAAACAATTTTTAAATTACTGTGTAGACAGCGGTTATATTTTAAAAAATCCTTGCGATGGAAAAAAAGTTATTATCCCCAAGGACAATAAAATAAGAAGAGAAAATAAAATATTGCCTATATTCTCAAGGGATGAAGTGATAAATATATTAAGACAAAAAGAAGATACAAAGATCAGATATATATCTTTAATTTCTTATGCTACGGGAATGAGGAAAGGTGAAATTTTAGGTTTAAAAGAAAGTGATATTGATTATACAAATAATGAAATTCATATTAGAAGAGCAATGGTAACTACTTATATATTTGATGAAAATGGTAAAAAACATAAAGAGACTTTTCTTGACGATACAAAAACTTATACTTCTGAGAGGGATATTCCACTTCCTAAAAGTTTAATTCCAATAATTAATGCAGCTATTTCTTTAAAAAAAAGGGATATATTAAAGGCAGGTAATAGTTTTAATGAAAATAATAAAGATTTACTTTTCCTATCTGAAAATGGTGAATATATTGAAGCAAGCAATATAGATAAAAGTTGGATTTATTTTTTAAAACGTTGTAGGGTAAACCATAAAAAGTTTCATGCTCTTCGACATACTTATGCAACTATTCAATTTGAGAATGAAATACCACTATTAACTATATCTAAACTATTAGGTCACGCTAGCATTGATATAACAGCAAGCACTTATACACATGTAATGAAAAAAGAAAAGGAAAAAGCTATTGAAACTCTAAGCTTACTAATATAA